CGCATTCAATTCAAGATAAGATCTCCCGAACGAACCGTAGCGGTGTCTGGTTTTTTGAACCGTGGGACCATGCCCACGACCGACCCTCCAAGTGGGTCAGCACTTAGCGTGTTACGGATCGCCAGTCCGTGGCATCGTTCCAAAGCCTGGGGTTACGGTTTCCCAGTATAGTTACAGAGCCCCCTCGGGGGGAGATTGTGCTATCGTGTGTTTTCCGAGGCCGTTCTAATTGCCTGGTGGATCGTTAGGTGATCCCTACCGCTCTGAATTATTACGCGCCATGTAGAACGCGTCGGCTCTTTGTTTGTAGGATGTTCCGAATCACCCTAGGACGCCGGTCAGGGAGCCAGCGCAACAGCGCCGCCCACGGCCGCAGTTCCAACCTTCTTGGCCATGGCCATACCCTTGCTCTCGATCTTGCTGATCGTATCAGAGGCGGCCTTCTTGAAGCTGTCCCACACACCGTCGCTGCCAGACGTCAGGGGCTTAGTCTGATGCAGCGTCGACGCCTTCTCCACGGCCGCACGGAGCTGTGGGTGATGGTCAACAGCCCCGACCAACGTGGCCACACCGGAACCGGCGATAGCCCAATCAGCCGTGATGGTCAGACGGTACAAGTTGCTCGATCCCGTCGCGGGCCCGTTCAACCAGACGTGGGCCATGGCGTTATCCAGGTACGCGTAGGCCTCCCGTAAGAGCATCGAGCCCGAGTCTGTGTACTGAGTGCCAGAGATGGCGAGGTGGTTATAAGCCAGGTCCTGCAGACGAGTAGGGAACTGCAGGACAACCTCGTCGTCGACACCGAACGAACGGAACGACTTGAACTCCTTATAGTTGCTCTGTGAAGAGAACTGCGAGACTCCAGTCCCGAGGTTGTAGTAGTCGTGCGGCATCGCGACGGCCACGACGCTGCCCCCCCGGGTCAGGGCGGGGCTGAGGTTCTGCACGCGCACGGTCAGGCCCGTCAATACCCATCGCATGTGACCGGTATGCGAGCTTGCGGTGATGGGCGGATTGGTCTGCCAAGTACAAACGTCGAAGGTGGCACCCGTGACACCAGCAAACTGAGTGCACTGGCCGACTGGAATGGGCAGACAGCCTGCACCGGTGTTGTTGCTCAGGACGGCCAGCGCCGGGGACAGTTGCGTGACGGTGGGCGCGCCTCCAATGTCCAGAGTAATCTGATCATTGACGGGCCCAATCACGAAAAATTGCTGACCCCCCGGGATCCGAACGCCGTGCGGCCGGGAGTGGAGCGCCACTTCGTCTCCCGAGTTACAAACTGGGAACCCGGAAGTGTTCTCCATGTTATCGAAGTAACACTGAGTGGCCCCCTGCTTGCCACGCCCGAAGAGAGTAAGCTGCCGGGTGACGTTCGGATCAACCGTGATGCTGTCACCGACCCAGGTGGTCTGAGCCGTGAAGGCCTCCACCGACTGGGCCATGTTGTTGGTGAAAGGCGGCACGGCCTTGTGTCCGGCCTCCGCATTGGATTGCTGGGCCGCCCACTGATGGTAGGAGGCGTGGATCGGCGCCTTGCTGATGCCGGACGCCTTGATGGCCCGCTTCTGTTGCTGGTTCACCGACCGGACGACCTGGGCCCGAAACCCAGAGTTTGGGTTGCGCTCAAGAGCCCGGACGCGTTCAGCGATCCCCGCAGACGCCTGAGAGCGAGCAGGCTTCTTGTGTTGAGCCAGCTTGCGATTGTTTTGGTTCTGTTTCTTCATGATATTTTATCGTGGAGCCCCGGATATCAAACCGGCGACTGTCCATCTCCTAGAGGCTGTTCATTGCCCCTCCCGTGCAGTCTGTAGACGTTCCGGTTGGTGGTGCTCGCTTATCTGCACCAGGTCATCAAGACCCCACCCTACCTGTAAGCAGGTGATCCAACCTTAGTACGCTGCGTAGTTTCCCGTATGCGCTTTTGGGAGATTAACTAGGAGACCCACTCGGATATCGTTCCGTCCCACGTACGAGCTGCTACCTAAACGCCATTTTAGCCGCCCCGGAAAGCGTCAAGGACGCGATCCGGTTAAAGCCCAGGCGACCTCCATAAGGGGGCGCCGGGGAGCGTTTAGATTGTTCAGATGGGTTTTGCGGACCCGAACAAAATGTCGGCATCTCTGCTGGTCCCGTCCAGCGTTTCTCAACGCAGCTCGATAATCACCCCAAAGGGTCTGGTGTATAGGCGGTTGTGCACCAGACCCTCTGTCCCGATAAACCCACCCTGGGCTCGGTAAGGGGAACACATTGGTCAAATGGCCAGTCTTTGAAGGCTGACTAGAAGATGCCTCTCGTACGCTAGGCGCGCAATGCGTACGCTTCCCGGCCCCCAACGGGGCAAGGCGCCCGGGTCGCCACATCAGCTGTGGCAGCTGTCGGATCTAAATACCGCTGTCAGTTATACTCGTGCAGGGAGTGATGTAGTTGGTATCGCGGACTGCCCGCGCCAGAGATCAAGTCGCCTAGGTTGCGACTGAACGGTTGGGGTCGTCGCCCAGAACCCGACCCAGTAACTCACTCATGAGCCACTTAGGCTTGCGGACATCGCCGCAGCACACGCACCGCCATTCGTTCGAAGCCAGGTGGGTGAGACAGGTCGCGCAGAGACGCTTGGCTGTCGTCGAAACGACGGTCAGGTCCTCGATGCGGAGCGTGATACGTACACGCGACCAGGGAGCAGTCGAGAGCGAACGACAGTCGAAGACCTCCGCGTCGTCGAGGGTCCCGGCGGTGGCCTCCAACATCTCCTCATAAAGCTCCGGCGGCAGCCCACCGCGGCCCCCACCGACATTTGGAAGAATGTCGAGCTCCTGAATGCGCTCCCGGATCTCGGGCACGTCTACCTCCGGGGCCAGTTGAAGGGCGTCCGGCACCCAGCGACCGTTCCGGAACAGGCTTTGAGGAAGCTTGACCGTTGCTGCCGACTCCATGTAGGCTCTGATCTCGGGTCGGATGCCCGCCCTGTCGAAGAGAGTGAAGATGCTGAGGTCATACTCTGTACAGGGCTTGTTCCACTTCCACGGGTCAGGTCTGCCCACAGGATCCAGCGGGTCCTTCGAATACGACCAATCGGGCTTCGTGAGGTCGTAGCGATAATCGAACGCTCGGACGCGACCGACGGAGACAACCGCATCCGCGTATCGGCGCGCCCACACGTCGCTCTGGCCATACGACCACTTCCAGTACCCAAATCGGCCTGACCAACCTGGGCGTCGCTGGCCCATGCCACCGACACTCGTCGAAGCGTAGAGGCTACGACCTCCGAGTTTGACACGGAGTAGAGGCTTGTGAAGAGTGAGAAACACACGCATGACACGATGCTCCATGGTAGTCGTCTTGCACGAGTCCAACAGAGTCGTCACGACCGTGCACGGGTCAAAGACCTCATCAAGTTTCTTCTGCCCGACCAGCAGTCCGCACTTCAGCACCGGAATGAACCGCGCGACTCCGTCAACGACATGGTATGACTGTGAGTTGATGTTGGCGTACGTTGGGTGAAAGTAACTCTTCCCCTTGGACCGCCCGAACTGTAGGCGGCCGCACTCCAGCCAGAAACGACCCTCGAAGGGCCGGCTTGTCATTGCCAGCCGGTCGTCTCCGTTAATGAGTACACCCCGCAAATCGCCATCACCACGCGCCAGGAGATGTGCCGCAGCAACCTCGAGACTCAAGATTGGGAACGACGTTTTCCGCCCCATAAGCGTCCCTCGAACCTGGAGTGCGTAGGGTCGACCTGTCAACGCCAGTAGCTTGACGGCCACGGCGAACGGGTACACGAGTTTGGCTGGGCTGTTCCCGGTTAGACCGGCCACACGGAACCAGCCTGGCTTACCCTGGCTGATGCGCGCATTCAAAGCGTCGCGGAGCAGTGCAGGTGTCCCATTCGACGCTCCGCTGAAATCGGACGATCCCCAGCCGTCGCGGCCTTCGGCCTCGGTCCAGAGAGTCTCTAGATCGGAAGCTCTGGGTGATTGCCCAAGTAGGCGGAACGCCGGAATCTGACGCATAGCCCCATGTACGACCTTTTGCCATAGGCTCGTAACCAAGCTGACAGGCATTGGATCGACAGTGATGACTCGGACCTTAAGCGGTTCCGTTACGGCGACTACACGGGCCGTCCAGGGCTGCCGCAAATAGAGCTGGTACTCGCAGCGACGCAAGCACCATTTGACGAGGCTGCGGTACTTGGCCCGCATGACTGGATAGCTCTCGCCAATCACGTACTCGTATTCACGACCATCTGTGACGACCTCGGCGTGCTCGAGCGCGCTCTCCTGGACCTCAGTGACGTGTTGGGCATATGTATGGTAGTCAAGGGTACACCAGGCGGGCGAATCTCGCGAGAGCCAGTCTGCGTGACGTTCAAGCTGACGACGGACCGACTGATTGCAGACCGATTTCGGTTCGATCTTAACGAGAGTCGATCCTTCCCACCACGAGTCTCCCACGCGCAAACTAGACTGCCAGGCCCAGCGCCGGGGCAACTCCGTCGCGCACGTAGGTATGGAGCAACTCGGGCAGAAGCCGTCGCCAGGAACTCTCTCACCGGCCGACAGCTGCCAACCGCACCAGTCGCAGCGTCCCTCCACCACGCGGACTCGTGTCGCCTGGCCCCGCAAGAGTTGGACGTCAAGCGGGTTGTCCGGATCAAAGGTCGGAACCTTTGGTCTCCACATCTTCTCGAATGGATGGGTCAGACCGAAGGACACTCGTGGGTGATCCTCAAACTCCTCGCGCGCCTGTTCAAGCCCGTCGTTGGCTGCCCAGTCGAGATACTCGAGCCTCTCTCTCGACTCCTCGAGGGTAAGATCGGACTCGTAGGGCAGGGGCGCACCGCGCATGTAGGAGTAGACCTCACCGGCGAGACCCCCAGCCGACTGTGGGCTAGAATAACTCGCAGTCATTGGCACGGGGATCTCGCAGGTGCGGTCGAGGAACCACTCCTCATCCCGAAGCGGCCCAATCAGCTGATCTAGTTGCTGAAGCGTCGGCTCCAAGGCCTGAACGGCCCTCTCGACGTCCTCGCGCTCGGCCGTATCGGGTTTCTGAACAGCAAGAGCGTGATCGACAAGTGCGTCCTTCACAATTTCTTGCGGCGCGGGGCGCGCGCAATTCTTCATGAGGAAAAAGGCGCTCCACAAGCTTGTATTCTTTTCGGTGAATCGTAACCGGGATCGCATCCAGCGCCGAAAGGCTCCCGAAAAACGGAGCCCCTCATAATCCGTCCCGTCTCTTTCCCCCAGGTATTCAGCCCGGAAGAAGACACAGAACAACTTCGCTCGTCGCATGAAGCCGACAACCTCGAGATTCAGATAACAATACACCTGATCCTCGAAGCTATCAAGAACGGCCTCGCTCTGAACGAAGACGTGCAAGACTGCCCTCAGCCTTGCACAAAAATTCTCCACCTCCCCGTTCTTGGGAGAGGCGCGTACTTTGTCGGGAGAGAATCCCGGCACGGAGTCCGTGCTCATCTTACCTGTATTGGAAAACAGGTGCGAGGCTGTACGTAGCCTCGTCGCATAACTTGATAAGTTGTGCTTCCCGGAAGACATCGTCTACTGAACAACGCTCCGGCGTACTCGCAAATAATCAATCAATGGTTGCT